GAGACTCTTGCAATGCCTTCAATGCCGCATCACTGGTAAAGCCCCCTCCGCCCTGCGCTTTAGGTTTGGTTAATTGATCAAACTCGGGGCTATTAATAATGTCTTTTGTGGAGGGGCCGCTGGGCATGAACAAGTCCCCTACTCCTTCCAGCACATCGCCACGTGCAATCTTCTTGAGGGAGTCCGATACTGAGGGCACCTTTTGCAAGGAACCAATTCCACCGTCAGGAACTGCCTTTGTACCTGCAACAACGTCTTGTCCCCTCACGTCGATGGGGCCATAATCGGTAGCTGCACGAAGCGTTCCTGTGGGATCACCATAGTCGAGCGCCGCTTTTTTAAGAAGTTCTTCTTGATTCAATACTTGTTGAAACGCATTTGGCTCATAATAACCACCTTGCCCCGGAAGAACAGCGGCAGTATTAGGCGTTGCATTTTGAGCATCTACTACACTTAAATCAAAGGGTATAGTGTCAGGAATAGTGCGTATTGCCTCGTCTACCTTAGGAAGTGGCCCTTGTAGTTCAATCTGATTTGGGCGAGAAGGCTTACTAACCCCAGCAGCAGCATTATCTGCTGCCTCTATAGCGTTTGCTTGAGCAGAGGTTATTTCTCCTTTTGCTATTGCACGGACTAAATCTGGATCAGAAGCCGCCGCTACTTGATTAATGTTCATAGCAGCGGCATCTACGTCAGCAATATTTTTAACGCTTGGACCTTTAAGTTTTAGGTCACCAACTTTAAGTTCGGCATTCGCGCCTTTTTGTAGTTGAACGTCAGTAGCATCAGACATTGACCTAGAAGCGGCGTCATCTATTTGCGCTGTTGACCCACCACTCATGTAAGTAGTGGCTGCCGTTATCGCAGCATCTCTAAAGCCGTTTTTAGCTGCATCGCTTAGGCTTTGGCCTTGCAGTAACCCTGCTCCTGTGCCGACTAACTGCGCGGTAACCGCAGAAAGAACGGTAGGATTGTTCATAAATGCTGGCGTGTATTTGCCAACAAAGTTATAAACAGGGCTTCCCGGGGAGGAAAAATATGCGGTTGTCCCTGCCAACAAGGCAGACTTCGCCACATCCTTTAAATCACCCCCGCGCATCGCGGTGGTGGCCCCTGCTGCGGTTGCCGCTGCAAAGGTCGGGCCCATAATAGGGCCAAGAACTATCGTAAGACCAATCTGCGTAACAACACCACCAACATCACTTCTTACAAAATCACGAACGTCACTGACAGCGTCATCGACAACATCATCTACATCATCAATAAAATCACTAAGCCATTTTCCATACTCAGGAAGACCTGTTTTTGGGTTGATTGTTCCTGACCCGCCTAATGCTTTAAGAAGTTGCGCTTCTTGTGGATTAATGTGCGCCAACATGGTGTCGCCACGACGACCTTGGCTGGCCACCAATCTGGCTGCTTCTGCAATACCTCCCATCGCAAATTGCTGAGGAGCCATTGTAGCAATGCCCTCCTCTTCCTTTTTTTCCCCCTTTCTCATCTGCAATGCATCCATTGCAAAAAACAACATAGACGAAAGAAGTTGTTCGTCGTATTCAGGGGGAAGAATTTTTAATAAAGGAGGCGCGTCTTTTCTAAGCTCTTCAAGAAATTGAGCATAGTCATCTTTTCTTTCTACAGCTTCTTTAAGTAACTCAACAAGCTGCGTCAAAGAAGAAACTGAAACACCTGCTAATTTATCTCGGAACCGTTGAAGCATTGGTTCCAATTCCATGGCCACATCCGGGCGAGTCTCGCTTAATGCTTGTTTAGCGACCTCATAAGAATCCTCCATAGTGAGTATTGGAGAAGCTGAGGCCCCCGGTCCACCGGCCTCGGCAGGTTGCCCTAGTGCCATGATTCCTTCAGGGGATGTAGCCATGATGTGCCCTCAATCAAAAATTGCCTAAATTATGGCGTATTTACAGCGTTAAATCACAAAAATTAACGCATCTCATTCGGTCAAATCGTAGAGCGAAAGGGAACCAATAATGTCGTCAGTACCTGCAATCGTCCGTGCTGCTAAGGTATAAATATCACTTACTCCAGCAAGTGATACGCCAAGCTGGTTAACAAAGTTGTACTCTAGGTCTCCGGATGCCATTCCCGATCCTTGATTACTGCCCGACACATAGGTTGATTGCACAACCGTACCGCCCGTCATAGTCAAAGACGCTGTATCCATTTCAACATGAGTGTTTAAACTTGCCCATGTAGGCGTTGTAAGCGTAGCATTTTTGATAAGAGCGACCTCATAATCTAACGTAGAACCAATAGGCATTGCGTTAAATATTGATGGAATGACAACTGCGCCCAGAGTTGTGCTTTTTAATCGAATTGATACCAAGGGTTGAAATGCTGTACTAACTGTTACTGCGTTAGTTAATCGAGCCCAAGTCAACGATGCTTTCTGTTCATAGCCGCCCTCAGATATAACGGTGGAACAAATTTGTGTCAGCGTAGAGGAGGATGCAGTACTTGATGTATTTTCAATCTCATAACGAACCGGCAAAATAGCCGTGGTCATGTAAACCTTGTCTATGTCGTTAGCATTATTGAATGTGTGGCAGATGATGTACTGACCATCAATAATGAACCCGCAGCGCACCGAACCTACGCCCAGCCACTCAAAGTCCATCCACAGAATCTGCGCCTTAGTCAGATCAAGTGTTTTACCGGATGCCCCAGTGCCATCTAACTTGTCCCCGTTCCACGAAGATTGGGGGATGGTACGCGCGTCACTGGGAGTACCTGACGTATTGGTGCGCAAAACAAACTGAGGTTCGTCTGAATTGGACAACTGCAAAAACACGCCGTTACTTTCATTGAAATACCCTACCCGCTGTCGTAATCCGGCCTTCTTTTCATTCATGACGAAAGTCATCATAGCCAACAGCCCTTTCCCGGGCTGATATGGAAATACCCGGAAAGACTGCCGCACAACTTTACTGCCAGAAGTAGTTGTTACCGCAAGCGCCACACTGGATTGATCCGCCACATATGTCGCGGTGCCACCTGTAACTAAATCCTCGCTAAAGTGCGGGTCTTTGGCATAGCGATTCTGACTATCAAACAACGTATAGGGATTTGAAACACGTAGGCGGCCAAAAGCATCTGCGCCTGTTCCTGCGCCATATACGCCAACAATTGCGTTCCCGGAAGCCATAAGTTGCCCTATGAAGTTATCCAGCGTATTGAAATACTGACGCAGGATGTTGTTTAAGATGTCTTGGTACTGGGCGCTATATTCAGGAGGCGCATAGGGGAGCGCGGGAGCCTTGGTCCTCGGTAAAATAATTGTTTCGGTTGTTACAAGATTGGTAGCCATTAGCGCCTACCATCCGCACGAATATCAATTTTTGGAACCCCTAATTGCCACTGCGTACCACGGGTGTCGGACTCCACCCTAAACGCCATCTGCCGCCCCCTGACACGGGTATACAAAATCTGGCCAAACTGCTGAACATTGTAGGTCTGCTGCCCTGCGTAGGATTGCGCAGACAACACAGTAGGATCAGGTGCCGGACCATATCCTGACCCCGGATTTTGTCGAGGACGAACGGTGAACTTCACCAAAGGATTGATCGAAGTTAGACCAGAAGTATTTGACCCGTCAAAAGTGAGGTCTGGAATAATCTGCGAGACAAAGCCGTAACTATGGCCATCACCAATGTCAAAGTCGGAAGATTGGATATACGAGGTAATCGGGCTAGGTGGGTTAGTTGACCCATCATCTACCGAGGCCTCATGGTTGACCAAAAGCCCCGTACTAGTAGTAGCTATCGGGAAAGTGCGCAGAGAAGTATCAAGCCACGCAGTTCTATCCAACGTGCCGTAATACCAGACCTTCTCGCCGTAGTTGTAGATGACGTAGCTGTCTATCGTGGTGGAGTTCTTCGAGCAGTAGAACCACCAAATCTCTGTGTAGCCCTCATTCGTTCCCGCAAATACTTGCGCGAACTGCTGGGTGTTTATGTTGTCGTAAACATAGGTTCTAACAGAGCAAGGCAAGGTATTTACTCTACCGTCGTAGACATAAAACTTATCTATCCCCATCCAGAACACCGCCCCGGTGGCTGTAGCTACTGCGTTCTGAGAAGCAATGGAGATATTGTCGGAAAGGATGTTGAAGCTCCAAACCAAAGGAAACCCAATGTACTGCATTGAGTACATAGCGGAGTCTGTCCAAACCAGTACCTCAAGACGCGATTGCAAAGCAGCGACAATCGAAGACCCTCTGGAAAGCCGGAAGCTACCTGCTTGATTCGTTTCAGTGTCTGTCCAATCATAATAATCTTCTTGGTCAGACCAACGAATCAGCATGGGGTCTTGTGGCTGAGTGTTGTATGCCCCGTATGAGTCGCAACCAAACGCAATCGTTATCCGAGTGGCATCGGACACCATGATTTGGTTTATTTTGCTTGGAACATCCGTACCTTGAATAAGGACTCCACGAGTGGTAAACGCAGGAGTGGTGCCACCAAGTGGCTGCCAACGATAAAAAGGACCACCACGAGGAGAGAACAAAAGATCCTCTCCATAGTTAGATTGTGACCAAATACGTAGCTGTTGTATGGGTGCCGAGGAGCCTGAATAAGCTTGACCCCAACCGGGGAAGTTTGTGGCTTGATAAACAAGCGCACCGCCAGTATGGGCTACCGCAATCGTGCCATCTTCCCCGCGCGCGCCACCACTAAGTATGTTAGCCGCATTTGATGTGTAGGTTATATATTCACTATCAATCAAAATTGCGCCAGTAGGCGTAAATGCAGCACTACTCACCACAGAAATTGAGGTAACTGAATTATTAATATCGCCGCCGGGGCTGGCAGGAAGTGCAGTTACAGCACCACCGGCAATGAATCCGCCCCAAGGCGAAACGCCCCAACCAGTACCGATAGTGTTCGTAGCTGGGCCTACGCCTATTTGATAGGCTGAATCGGTAGCTGATCCACCATTACCACTATCAGACGCATTTGCAACTACGGGGGCACCACCATTATTAGCGGCAATGTTTCCTGCCACTGCTGCACGAGCAGATATGGTGTACTGCGTACCACTTATGACAGTCTGTATTTGATACTCTTGGTTTAGAACATCTGCTGTGATATTTCCACCAAGGCTTACTGCATTGGTAAACGTAACAAAGTCCCCCACCTGAATAGCATTTGCTTGTGTATCAGTGACAGTAATGGTCGAAGAACCGTTGGTCGCAGCAAATGTCGTCGTATTAAGATTTGTCTCGCGGATTGGAGTGATGTCGTAAAACTTCGAACCATTCTCTAAGTAAAACTTGAGGTTAGTTCCGATCCCGACAATATTAAACCCTCTAAGGGTTACCCAATTCCATAACGAGCGACACGTTCCGAGGAACGTGGTGTAAGTTTGAGCCGTCCAGCCACCGATTTTTTGGGGCATACCAGCACGAAATCGGATTTTGTCCCCGTCATACCATCCCCCTTCGTTAGTAAGAGTAGTGACCTCTCTTACTATCCCCGGCCTAAACTGAAGTTTTTGAAATGGCATGGTAATTCCTATTTATAACTGGCTAACTAAAACAACACCATTATTTCCTACAGCAATGTACCGGTTGTTGGTATATACCACTCCCAATAACCAAGCACGGTAAGAAGTATTTCCCGGGACAGTGCGTGGGGTCCATGTAACTGAATCAGAACTTGTTAGTAGGTAAGGTATTTGATAAGCACTAAACCCACTACCTATAGTTTGCGCTCCTACCACTACTATAGTTCCTGATGGAGGAGCAATAGTTGACCCATATAAATAACTAGCCGATCCTGACGATTGGGTTACAAAAGAGGTTGCCCACGGAGTAGTAACTAAATAAGCATTACCGCTACGATTAACGGTATAAATTAGCCTACTGTCTCCAAGATTACTTTCTTGCATGTAAGTTACGCTAGTAACACTGGAGCTAGTGCTACTTCCCCCTGTATTGCCAACTGGAATAGTTTCAAATGCGGAAGTACTAACAGCAGGGTCAGATGTAAGATCTATTACATTTGCAGACGCTCCTAAAACTGCAAGAGGGAAGGATCCGAGGGTAGGATCATTTATGTAAGTACCAGAATTGTAAGTACTAAGTCTTGGGGTCATTGTTGACCAAGCAGTACCATTTGTGCTGTACCACAACCTTGCTGGACTTCCAGTGCCAAAAATTATGTGAGTGACTGAAGACGAGTTATAACCGCCATATAGGCCTCCTCGAATATTGTACCCAGATCCTGCCGTAAAATCTAAAGACCAAGAACTCCCATCGACTGAGCTGTAAAAATACGAGTTATCACTGGTACTTCCGGCAGCAATTATTCTTGTTCCATCAAAGAAAAACGCTCTAGTATCAATAGGTTGACTTAAATAAAAACCCGTCCACGTAGAAAAATCTGTGCTGGAATATATTCTTCCACCAGCACCCGCAACAAAATATTTTCCCTGAGATGGAACATACACCGCTCCATATAAAGCTGGACTGTCATAGATAATTGTAGTTCCACTTCGTAAAAGACTAGAAGACCTTCGTAAATTAGCTCCTACAGCACCGTTAAACCCACCAAGACCGCTAAAAGAACTTCCTGCAAAAACATATCTTCCGAGACCGACGCTATAAGCAATCCCGCTAGTACTAGCGTCTCCCCCTTGAGCTGGCTGAGTAAGTGTCCATGATGTGCCATTGGTACTTGTTACAACCTGATTGCTGGGTCCTACTAGAACAAGTGTTGAATTTAAATACTGAATAGCATTTGCGGTGTTACTCCCTATTTGTGCAGCATTTGTATAAACAGTTGGGAAGGTAGCATTTCCAGCAGCACTTGTTCTTATAAATGTAGCAGTGGTAGCTAATGTATAGCCTGAAACTACATAAAGATTTATTGATCCTGCCGCATAATTTATTGCGGTTACGTTATCGGTTGCGGTAAGAACAATATTTGTCCACGTAACTCCAGTATTATCCGAATATATGTATCGTGCGCCTGTTGTAGTAGTCCCGTTACCATTGCCAATAGCTACCCACCGCCCCCCTGCTACGCCTGATGGAGTTCCATATGCAATCCCAATGAGGTCTTCTGTAACCCCTGATGGTGCACTAGTTGATGTCCACGAGGTGCCGTCCGTGCTGTAATAAATCGTAGAGGCCGATCCCGTACCCCCTACGGCTACAAAACGGTTATTGCCAAAAGCAATATCATAAAAAATAACACCAGATACAGCGCTTCCCCAACTAAGTCCAGCATCATTTGAGTAGATAATCCCCGTACTCCCCACTACTACAATTCGACCAAGAGAAGAACTATATGCAATTGATTGAAACCGAGAAGTAGAAGATACCCCCACGGGGGGAGAAATTTTAGTCCACGATATACCATCCGTGCTTCGTAAAATAGTTGCACTTGCTCCTACTGCAATAAAAACGCCCCCACACAATTCCACATCAAGTAAAGAAGATACAATGCCCCCAGCACCATTAGAAAGGTGCATAGATTTATCTTCCCAAACAATACCTACCTGTCCCCCAGAAGAGGAGGACATCATTATTCGCTGTGTAGTTGGGTCCATGATTATGTCGTGTAGTCAAGCAAAGCAGATCCGCGCCACGTAGTGCCACCATTGCTGGTAACAAACATAAACAAATGAACTCCATTAGCATTTACGGGGGTATTATTTCCGGGCCAATATACGTTTGCCCACCATGTAGGAACCGCTCCGGCAGAGGTGGTTAGTTGCACCGTCAAGCTGTAAACCTCTGTCGGTACGTTGGATACCGTAAACGTAGAGTTGCTTGAAATAGACTTGGTGAAGTAATTGCCTAACGAACAGTCCACGTTCAACGCTGCTACCGCTACAGCATTACTCTTATACTGGCCGTTCATGTATGCACCCAACAGCGTTTTATTCGTAAGCGCTTGGGCACTGATGGTATCTACTAAGAACCGCAAAATGGAACCTGTTCCAACAACGCCAGTGTCTGTTGAACTATTCCAACTAAAGTTACCGTTGGTCACCAAGTTAGACAACGAAGCAGCAGGTATTTCAGTTACAACAGCACTCGCTGCATGAGCAACGTCTGACGTTCCACCTTGGGCACGAGTTAATCCAGTTAGGGTATTAGTAGATTTTCCAGCGTACGTAATACGCTCTGAATCAATTTGTATTGTTCCGCTGCTAGAGAATGCAGTCCCATCAACAAGTGTTAAAGAGTTAGCTCCGGCCGCAAGGGCACTTGCCAATGTAGATGAGGGAAATGCGGTGGCATACGCTGGAGGCAACAATTTTTCATTTACAGTGACGTTTTTACTAGTGGTTGACTCAACCACTGTGAGGTTGTTGCCTATCCGAAAGTTTTGGCTAACTGAATTTAATGCGTCGTATGCGTTAACCCCATCACAGACAACAAAAGATGTTTGTCCTGTTGGAATAACTACAAAAGCCGAACCGGGAGCGGCTGTTGTACCACCAATGGAAGTGGCCACATAAATCGTAGCCGTATACCCAGAAATATTTTTAATGACATAAAGCTTAGTGGCGGGTGGCGCATATACCGCAAAGTTTGCAGCAAGCGGCGACCCCACACTAAGCTCAAGAACCGCATTTCTTGCTTGATCGGCCGCACCATCCGTGGCCACTAGTGCATACGGTGTCGCTGTGACAGTGATGGGCTCATAACCAGAAATAGCATCTTCAATTAAAGTGCCAAGGTTAGTGTTCGTCGTAGAGCCCCATGTACCAGACTGCTCTCCGGTCCCAATAAGCTCAATACGTAAATTAGGGGAAAACGTACTTGGCATGGCTATTCCTTACTTTTGCCTTGCGGCGTTGTATTGTTTGACGCATTGGTCGAGGGCAGCTTTAAGCCTGTCTGCTTCGGCAGCGATCCCAACAAGAAATTCTCCATCCTCTCGATGAAGCTCTTTTCCACTACAGGAGGCTGATCCAGTGCTGGTAGTACCGGACACGGTACTTGTTTCGGCGGGGCGGGGCGATCTGTCGCGCAAGCTGTTACTAAGAGCAGTGGCACGAGCATTAATATCCCTAATCTCGGCATCTTTCTGTCTCCTTAACGTATCAGCCGTGTTCTGTAATTGCTGCTCCCGTTTACGTGCTTCTTCTTGCGCCTTGGCGTACTCGGCGTACTGCTTGGCTTTTTCCGCATCCCATTTCTGTTGGATTTCGGCTTGGCCAGCAGCGTTGCCTTTATAATACCCTCCCCCGGCTGCCGTGCCAATGGCAATTACAAAGCCGAGGATGACCCAAGGATTCATCATTTTGGCGGCACTTTGGTGCCATCCAACTTCTTGTGAATCTTAACATCTTTGCAAACTTTTACTTCCTTGCCCTTTGCGTCCTTTTGGACGTTGCAGACCTTTTTGACTTCCTGCGCCAACGATAAGTTAACAGTCAGGGCCAGCAAAGTTATCAATAGCGTTTTCATCAGTTGATCTCCGGATGAGGGGGTTGTTGAGGCGCTGGCTTACCACCATAGCCTGTAACTACTGGCGGCGGTGAACTAATAGGATCGATGGTCGGCTCCACACGCTGTATTGGTGCTTGCGTAGGGGCAGGTGCCTTGGGTGTTGGTGGCGGGTCTGCTTCAGGCTTGCTCAGGTTTGGTGGTACGAACTGCGGCAGCGCATCCTTACCTTTGACCGCCAAAAGTGTTGCCAATGAGCCAAGTATGTACTTGGACATGTCGCTCAAAATCAGGAAAAACTGTTTGTCCGCAGGAGCCATGCCCGACATTGGCTGTGTTACAAAAACGACACTGTATAGGCTGACCCCAACCATGATGACCACGGTAAAACAGAAGGTCAGCGCGATACAAAATTTAATTACCGCATCGTGTTGTTCCTGAGTTAGTGCAAGGAACTGGCTGATCAACTTTAGCGGGTTCATACGGTTCCACCTTCATGTCTTCAGGTTTAGTTAACTGATCCGGACAGGTTCCGGTGCTACTACAGTACGGCCTCTTGCACTGCTTCTTTTCCCAATTCTCCGGGTCCTGACATTCGTACCGGTAGCGATCACACCCACTAAGCCACGCGAGTATCAGAACCAAACATATTGAGTGCCACTTCATAGTGATGCTCCCTGTCTGCCAATCCAATAAACCCACCATTGATTCGCTTGGTCAACATGCGGATATCCCCTGCATCGGCCAAAGCATTCAACTTATTCGTTTCCCAAAACCAGCAAGCACTTTGCGCCGCGCCCTCGAAGGTCTCCAAGTATTCCGATGCTTGTTCTGGTGTCATATCAAGCGAGGCACCAAACCAAAAATAATTATCCTTGCCCGTCAACTGGAGGATGCCTCGTCCGCGAAAAATCCAGCCCTGCTCACTAGCCTCATCCCCGTTACCCATACGATTGGCGTAAACGCGCGACGCGATCTTGCGTGGATTTCGCTCGTACTGCTTGGCAAGTTCAAGCGTTGGGAAGTACTTCGGAAATACGCGCATCAAACCAGACGCGCTGTAGTTCAAATTTTCTGTGATAAAGACAAAGCCCCCGGACTCATGGCCGCACTGGGCCAAGAATGCCGCTACGCGCTTCGGGGTATTAATTTGATATTCATCGAGTAGGGATTTTCCGCCTAGCTCTGTCTGCGGACCAAACAGCGTGTCATACCACTGTTGGGGATATTTGGTATGCGGGGCAAATTTCTTAAACTGCGCGAGTGTAATCATTTACCGTACATCCTCTCAATCTGTATTTCTTTGCGAAGTTCTCGCATTTTTTTAACTTCTACTACTGCTGCCTGTGTTGCAAAATACATGTCGTAATACATAAAAGCTAAAACGGGCATCACGATAAAAAACATCAACAGAACTGACAAGACCACAACAATCAGTGACCAAGGGACATCCTCTGTATCGCGCTTTTCGTTGTTAGCCACATTATTCCCACCGCCCATATAACTACGAACACCACTGCCGAGACCCACGCCACCTTTGCCTTGATTTCCTGTATTCTTTTTCTGCGTCGCCATGATGCTATCTGTGCTCGTCTAAGTTCTTCTGCGTGGGCTTCCTCCTGTTCGGCAACGATCTGCTGCCACATCTTTTCGAACTTTTCCCATAGGGAACCAAGCTCTGGCGGGGCCTTATACACCATGGTTTCCCGTATTTCCGCCAGCATAGCGTCTAGCCTAGAGGTTATCAATATGCGCTTTAGGGCCCTACGGCCAATGCTTTCCTCCCCTTTATAGACCTTTTTTGCGTCTATTTGCTCCTTCAAAAAAGCCTTACTAATGGCATCGTAAGCGTCCATTAAGGTGCCAAGTTGATTGCCGATATCGGTAAAAACGTCTCCCGGGTCTGCCTTGGCAATCTCCTGTACCCGTTGTACCTCAGCGTTGTATTGCTGCTTCTGTACAGGGGTCGGATCAACTATCTTGTTGTACTGCTCCTTTAAGTCCTTCAGGACATCACTAACATCTCCCGCCGCGCCCTTAATTTCCTTGTAAAGTTGGCAACCCTTTTTAACCGCTGCGACGGCAGCATTGGCAGCGGCTAAAAGGGTGAACGGATCAATTTATACCTCCGGCTCATCAGGGAAAACCACTGCAAACGGGTCCGTATAAGTCTGGGGGATATCACGAAGGGCCTGTACGTATTGCAGCAAAACTAGCAGCGAAGGCTGATCTGCCAATCCAAGATCAACTAAATCTCGTTGACGATCAATCTTCCACCTAAAGGCCTCAATCTTTTTGTTTCGTTCCTCACGGACCTTGGCCCACACGCTGTCAACATTTAACACCCAACTCTGGGTTTCAGGCACGTAAGTGTAGGCAAACCCATCAAACGGGTGCATGTTCGACGTAACGTCATAGTCATCCCGGTGCATCTTGTCACCGGAGTAGATGAAGCTAAGGTCTTCATGACTGACGTATGTAGGAACGGTTACGATTCTCATATCAGAACTGTCCTGTGTAGTAGTCGCCGACAAGCGTTGGGTTAAACGGCAGGATAATCACGCGATATAACGTACCTGCTACAGTGGTCAAACTAATACCATCTGAGTTCATGCCGTTAGATGCTGCCCACGCTATTGTGGATACAACAGGGTTAACAGTTGAGTTGTTGTAATCCCCTGTCGTACCGTAGGTAATTAAGTACCCTATACAGCTATAACCAAGGTACATTTTTCTAGCAAACGTCGCACTTGCTGCCCGGAATACGCCAGAGTCATAAATACAGCCGGGGGGTGCGATACGAATAAAACGCCACTGACCTATACCGGCTCGTGCCATTATTGCCTTGGCATTTCCTGTTCCCCCACCACCGCCAAGAGAAGAAGAATACCAAGCTGCGTCAGGGGAATAGCCATAAATTTCAATGCTATCGTCATTCGTTTTAGCACTGTCCCCGCCAAGCAACTCAAAGTCGTAGAAGGTGCAAGATGGGTTAGGAACAAAGCGTAAAGATATAGTTGCCCCTGCTGTCGCAGCCGCATCTCTGTTTCGGCTTAGTTCAATATAATGCAGACCTACCCCAAAATAATCCCAAATAACGCCTTGAACTCTTGCGTTATCAATTAGAGCACTTGTTGCGCTAAGTCCCGTCCCAGAAGCGGTGTACAGCTTACCAATAGCTAACGCATTTTGTATGTTTCTAACTGCGGTGTTATTGGCAACGCTATTCTGCGTGGTGTAGTAGTTATTAATACCTGCGTCTGCCGCAGAAGTAAAAGTTATTGAAGGAAAAGCGGAAGTTGCTGTATCTGCGGAACCGTTCCATCCTGCTAATTCGTTTGTAAAAGTACCACTTACGTTGTTCGATTTAGCGACGTTGATTGCATTACCGGGCTGTTGCAGATACGAAGTTACCGTGTTACACCGCACAAACGTAAATGTTGTGCCGTTTGCCGTGCTTGTGGCATTAACAAAACCATTTCTGTCAGTTAAGTCAAACGTCTTTTGCCCAAAATATATGTATGACGTGTATACGTTTGTTGTCGTCGGTATGCCGGTTCCCGTTATTAAAAAGTATCCGGGGTTCCTGTTGAAGCCACTAGTTGCTTTACTCAAGGTAATAGTAGAAGACCCAGACACCGAGTCACCAGTAAGCGTAAAACTTTCTGCTGCACTACCTACAACTGGGCCATCAAAGTAATAACTAAAGTCGTTTCTGATGTTCGCGCCAATACCCCAACTCGAACCGCGCAAATAACCTCGGAACCCATAGTTGTTTCTGGAAGAGAAAGTTACATCTTGTCCACCATTGTTACCGGCGTTTACCCATCCAGCATCTCCAGCATCTACATCGATAAGGCAAGTACCCTGTGGTACGTATGCGCCCCATACTTCTGGCACAAACGTCAAATAGTTAAAGTACCCAATAAAACTGTTGTTTGTTCCATTTGCCGTAGAACCTACATTCCACCACGCAGTAGTTGCACCAAACGGGGCACTTGCTGTTTTAAAACACATCACGCCGTTACAGTACAACCTACCGGGGAATGCCGTATCTAACGGATTCCATGTCCATGTAAGTGTGATCCACTCGTTGATATCGTTAAATTGCCATACACGGAGCGATGTAACAATCGCAGCGGGAACAGTCGTTGCCAACGTAACGGACAAGCGCCTATCTACAGTACCCTCGTTAACGATTACTTTTATGCCGTTAGCTGCCGCTGCACTACTAGCTATCCAAAATACGTTCTGGTTAATCGTAGTAATGTCATCAACTCTAAACCGTGCTTGAATCGTATAGCCTCGTTGTACGGCGTTAGTCGTCAAAGGCACTGCCATTGACTTTAATGAAAACACACGTCGTAATCTCGATGACGGGAATTCTATGGCACCGCCGCTTCCTGTATCAATAAACGGTATGCCGCCTACAAACTGAGCCCTGTCAGCCGATAAAGCGTAAACGCGCCAAACAGTACCGCCTCGGTCTTCACCTAACTGCCATGTCCAGTATGCAGTGGCAGTGTTGTTGTTGTATACATGGACAAAAGTTCTGGTCGAAATATCGCCTTCCGCCCAGTAGTTGTAGTAGAACGTAGTAGTACCGCCAAAAGTAAGCGTGGCTTCTTGGGCAGTGTAGCCGCCGCCTGTTATCGTCCCGGATACTGTGCCGTCTGCTGTCCAGTACGAAAGATGATATCTATCGCCGTTAATTCGTATGTACACCTCTGACGTTGAAACAACAGACAGAGACAAGATTGTTGGCGTACCTATTGTTCCACTGATAAGGAACTGACCTGTTACTCGCGTACCTGTGGGGTTTTGGCTTGCATCCCCCGCAAAAGCAACAGCGTAGTTGTATGAATTACCATCAGCAAAAGTGTCTTCCGATGGGTCTGCATAATTTAAACCAAGCACAAGCTCCGACGTTGATCTTACATTTCGAGCGGTCGTAGGATAGTTGGTCTCTGCCATGTGCAACAGTTCACGCTGATACCAACGGCCCCCATTAGTTTGGTCGCCTATGTAATAATAGTTGCGTAAAAAGTTGTTTCTGTCAGTAGACGCTCTTGGAAAATTAACTACAGCAAAAAAGTTATAGTTTGCGGCATCGCTGGTTTGTGCGTTTCTGTCCCAATGATAGTTATCAGGCGTGTCGGTGTTATTAAACCCCCCACCTTTTTGCAGGACAAAAAGAGAACCGTTATTAGTCGTACCAGCGTTAATCCACGGCGAATATCCATACCCCTCACCATAGATATTCCAGTACTGTGGCTTCTGCCATGTATTAAACTGTAACGTCGTTGTACGACTATTGGCACGAACGATCCCGGTATTCGTTATTGCGTAATTAACAGTAGGGTTCCCTGATGCGCCGTTCCCGTTAGATACTGAAGTGGTAGCAAATATCCCGGTATTAGAA